GAACCACTTCTTGACCGACAACAACGCTTGGTTCCTGACCACGGACGTTCCCAACGGTCTGAAGCACTTTGTTCGTACCCCGATGAGTACCGGAATGGACGGTGATTTCGATACGGGCAACGTGCGTTACAAGGCCCGTGAGCGTTATTCGTTCGGTTGGTCGGATCCGCTCGGTATGTTCGCTTCCCCCGGAGCCTAAGGCTTTAGGGTTGCAGGGAGGGGGCTTCGGCCCCCTTCTCTTTTATTGTCTGGTGTGTTAGTTTCTGCGTATCCAAGATTATTGTTTTTCTACCGACTGGCTTGGCAGATTTTCCTCAAACGGTAGAACCATACGAGGACATTTAAAATGAGTTTCGCTACTTTCTCCGGCCCCGTTCGTTCTGGCACCGTTCGTTATGGCGCAGGCCGTAATACTGGCTTGGCCGTGCTTAATCAGTCCTATGACACAGGTGACCTTACCGGCACTATCGTAGGCAACGTAGACGGCGCACGTTTTGTTGTCCCCCAAGGTTCACAGATTGTGGATATTGTGGTCGATCAGGTTGTTGCCGCTACCGCTGGTACTACGACGATCTCGGTCGGTACCACTTCGGGTGGCGCTGAACTGATGGCTGGTGTTGCTACTACGGCGGGTGGCCGTTTCCGTGGTGTTGCTACTGCTGCTACCCAGCTTGCTTGGCAGACTTCGACTACTGCCGACACCACGATCTACGTGCGCGTTGCGGTTGGTACTGCCACTCTTACTGCGGGTCGAGCAATTGTGACTGTTCTTTACGCTCAGCGTGGCTCAGACGGCGCTCAGAACCCGACTACCTTCCAGAACTGATTAAGGGGGTAGCATGCGCCCAGTCCGTACAGCACTAACGGGACTGGGGGCTTCGGCCCCCATTCCTCTCGATATCAATCAGTCACCGTTTAATGTCAGTGTCGCAGTGGCACTGTCAGCCGGGGCGAACCTGACGTATACCGTCGAGCACACCTACGACGATGTTTATGCCGCAGGGTTTGACCCGTCTACGGCTGTCTGGTTTTCTCAGGCTGGATTGACGACCAAAACGACTTCACTGGATGGTAACTACAACTACCCAGTGCGGGCCGTCCGGTTGAATATCACTCTGTACACCAGCGGTCAGGCGACGATGACTATCATCCAAGCTGGCATGCCGGGGAGGTAATGATGAGTATTGACATTGGTGCCCTTCGGCAGTTTGAGGCGTCTTGGAAGCCTGTCCTCGACTCGATTCCTGCTGTTATTGAGATGTCGCAGCAGCGCAACGAACTTGAGAAGGCAGTCGAAGCCAAGCGCAAAGAGTTTGCCGCTACGGAGCAAGAAATTAAGGATGCTTACGTAGAAGCAGACAGGCGTCTGTCTGAAGTGAATAGTCAGATGGAGCAGGCTATTAAAAGCAAGCAGGATGTGCTTGATGAGACCGCCCGCTTGGTTGAGGCGCGTTCTCTGGAAATCGCAGAAGCTGGTGCTACACGCAAGAAAACTCTGGCGGCTACGGAAGCAAAACTTGCTGAAGCGGAAGCAAAACTTGCCGCAGTTGAAGCAGGCATTGCGGAAAAGGCCGCTGCGTGTGATGCGGAGATTGAAGCTAAAAAGGCCGCTGCGGAGGCTGCTCTTGCTGAAGTCGAGGCCAAGCGTAAAGCCGCTGAATCCGTACTTGAGTCTCTCCGAGCCAAGTTGGGGTAAAGCGTGTCAGTCAGCGGCGTAAGTTACGTCCAAGGGCTGGATAGTGGTGAATATGACTTTACCCATGTGGTATCGACAGTCACTGCTTCCGGCTCTACGACTATCTACACCCCCGCTGCGGGCAAGCGCCTGCGCCTGCGGTGGATCTACACCTTGAACGACCCCGGTTCTACCGCTTCGCCTTTGATTAGGATCTTTCTCGGCGCAGAAGAAAAGTTCCGGGTTTACGCGCTTAGCAAACGGCAGTTCTGTACGGGGCCGGTAAACGGCGCTTTGATTATCAACCTCAGTGAGGCTGCTGAAGTGGCCGTAACTGCTCTAATAGAAGAGTTCTGACATGGCAACGTACAATAAATTTCAAGACTTCTCTGAACAGCTTGTTATTGGCACTCATGACTTTGACACCAACGTGTTCAAGGTCTACCTGTCCAACACCGTGCCTTCGGCTTCTGCTGATGCGATTAAAGCTGATCTCCCTGAGATTACCGCAGGTAACGGCTACACCGCTGGTGGCGCTACCACGACCATTACGGTTGCTGAAGTAACAGGCACTACGACCGTTTCCGGCACTCAGGTAGTGTTCACGGCTTCTGGTGGCGCGATTGCGGCTTTCCAGTATGTTGTGCTGTACAACGATACCGCTGTTAACAAGAACCTTATCGCGTGGTGGGACTACGGCAGTGCGTTGACGCTTAACAACGGCGAGTCCTTTACCGTCAAGTTCTCCAACACCACTCCCGGCGCTATCTTCACTCTGGCTTGATAGGGGCGGTCCATGCCTATCGTCTACCGCAACGTCAAAGGCTCGGCGCTTACTTACGCCGAGTTGGATGGCAACTTCTCTACACTCGCCGGTAGGACTGATCTTGCGTGGGCGCAGGTTGGCAGTGAGCCTTCTATCGAGTCTGGCACGGGTAACCCACCAGAACTAGCCCCGTTCATTGGCGGCATCAACGCTTGGTCTTACAGCGCAACGTCCATGACTGAGGCGTTTTCGACCAGCGACTTGCCGTTTGACTGGTGCCCCGGTACTGATCTTGTCTACGGTATTCACTGGTCGCCGGGGAACAGTACGTCCACGGGCACGGTACGGTTTGGGCTTGAGTTCACTTACGCATGGGCGTACGGGCAAGGCGCAGCATCAGTTTTTCCTGCTACGACCACGATTTATGTTGAGCCTACGATCAGCACAGGCGTGGCGTATGAGCATTACCTGAACTTTAACGCGCCGGCAAATAATTTCCCCGGTAGTCTGGCGCAACAGAACATGCGGTTCTTGGTACGCATCTTCCGTGACGGCGGGCATCCTAACGATACGTTCCCTGATCCAGTCTTCATTCTTGCGACAGATCTGTTTTATCAGACAGACCGCTTTGGTGTGCCAAATAAGTCGCCGCCGTTCCCCACAACGCCTATTTCGTAAGGGGTAGCCAATGGCTCTTGGCACCCCAGTAGCCGCAGCAGCAGCCTATTCGGCGCTAAACGGCACCACTGTCACACCGGCTTATCCGGCGGGCATACTTGCCACTGACGTTGTTCTGCTGTTTGTTGGTCAAAAGCCCGGTAGCGCAAACAGCGGCACTAATCCGGCCCCAAGCGGTTGGACGCTCCGCGAGGAGTTAACTGGCGCGGGTGGCTACGGCGCTACGCTGGGTGCTGACACCGGCAACACGAACCTGCGGGTGTTTTCGTGGAATACGCCGATTGCGGGACAGACGGGTAACCTGAACGTTTCGCTTGGTAACAGTAACGTCGCGTGGGCGTTTATCGTTCGCATCCCCACGGGCGGCGGTGCGATCAGTTACGGATCGGCTGACGGTCAGAGGACGACGACTCCCACCTCACCGATGACGGTGGCGCTGACCAACGGCGCAACAGCAACAAACTTCGAATCGGGTGACCTCGCCATCTGGGCGATGTGTATCCCGACCGACGTTCAAACTCCGGCTCAGTTCAGCAACCACTTAGCCACGGCGACCGGTGCGACCTTTGCTGCTGGCGTCGAGATCAACGAACCTGATTCGACCACTGGTAACGACATTGGTGGCTTCAGTGCGTATGCGTCTGTCAGCAGTGGCAGCAGTACGGCAGCACCCAGTGTAACGGTCACGCTGGCGGGTACGCTCACCAACGTGCGCGGCCCGGTGGTCATGCTGCGGGTGCGAGAAATCCAAGCGATCTCGTTCAACGCTGAAGTTGGGTCTTACAGCATCACTGGGCAGGCGGCTACTACTGCCGCTTCACGCTTGTTCAACGCCGAGGCTGGGGCGTATAGCCTGACCGGGCAGGCGGCTACGCTTGCGCTATCTAAGGAACTTTCTGCTAACTCAGGCTCCTACGCGATCAATGGGCAGGCGGCAGACTTTGTTTTAGCTAAGGCCATCTCCGCTGATGCGGGTTCTTATTTACTGACAGGGCAGTTAGCAGCCCTTCTTCGTTCCACTGTTTTTTCTGCCGATACGGGCGCGTATGTAATTACGGGGCAGGCAGCGACTCTTTCCCGCGCAGCCAACTTTTCCGCTGACGCAGGCACCTACGTTGTCACAGGCCAGCCTGCAAGTTTATTTACCGCTTCGGTATTTAGTGCTGATTCAGGTACGTACAGTATTACGGGTCAGGCGGCAGATCTTCTGTATGTACCTGTTGCTACGTTTGACGCTGAGTCTGGTAGCTATGCTGTAACGGGGCAAGATGCCACGCTGATCCGGGCGCAGATTTTTACCGCAGGGCTCGGTCAGTATTCAATCAGCGAAGACTACGTAGACCCCGGATACAACGAGCCCGGATACACCAGCGGTACTAGTGCGGCGCTGCTTCGTTCGCTGCTGTTTAATTCTGAGGCGGGCAACTACGCTATCACGGGGCAGGACGCAGGCTTGTCGCTCGACACGCTGCTGAACGCCGAGGCTGGGGCGTACAATATAAGCGGTCAGGCCGCTTCGCTGCTATCCGCAGCGTCGCTCTTTGCCGATGCGGGCACTTATGCTATAAGCGGTCAGGCCGCTAGCCTGCTATCAAGTTCACTCTTTAATGCAGCATCTGGTTCGTATTTGATCTCCGGGCAGGATGCTACTCTCTTCCCAGCTACGCTCTATCCCAACCCAGCCGACGTCCGACAAGGCGTTGTTTACGGGCCCGATGGCATCTATACTGGGACTCTAGTTGTGGGTGGCAACGCTGTAATCTACCTTTTTGACGACTAACGGGCAAAGTCAATGGCTATCACGAATCTGGACCAAGTAATTGCTGGGGCACAGATCCCTCAGTTCTATATCAAAGCGCTGTCTGGTACGTTGGTTGCTGGTCGCCCGTACTCCACGTTTTATACAGCGGGCATCCCCGGCCCCGCCGTTGCGCCCACTCCCGGTATTAGCGGCGCGGCACTTACTTCTTACGCAGGGCAGTTGCCGTTTACCAATCCGGCAAGTGGAAACTCTTATCTGGCCCGCTTTGTTGGCATTTCATCCGCGCAGATCGGCACCGTTACGCTGGCCGATAGGCTCTGGCATAACAGCGGCATTACAATCACTTCTACCTCTCCGCAGACTGTCAATAGCGTAGCTTTCCCGGCGAGGGATTCCAGTGGCACCGTTAATGGCGCTGGAGTTGTGCTGGGGGTTGAAGTATCTACCGTGACGGGTGCTGGAACCCCCACAATCACGGTTTCTTATACCAATAGCGTTGGAGCCGCTGGCCGCACGGGCACCAATATCATTGCCACGAATGCGACCTCCGCCGCTGGTACGTTCTACCCGATCAGTTTGCAGGCTGGCGACTTGGGCGTGCAGTCAGTTCAGTCCGTTACGCTCAGCGCTACATGGACAAGTGGTGTTATTCATCTGGTTGCGTACAGGCCACTTGTATCTGTGCAGTGCCCCGCTTCCGGTTCTGCCGCCGCTGTAGACGCGCTGACTAGCGGTATGCCTCGGATGTTTAACAATACGGTACCTTTTGTTATTTTTCTACCCCAAACAACTACTACTACCTCGATTCAAGGATCAATGACGGTTACACAGGGGTAAGTCATGGCCATCACTACTCTTGCTCAGGCGGCGAGTGGGCTTTTGCCTCCTGTCAACACAATTAAAGTTGACCTTGCGGGGCCGCTTAGCTCTAACCAAAGTGGATGGATTTCGCTTTGGTATTATGGCGCATACCCTCCTGCGGCAACCTTAAATACTAGTGGGCTAGCCGGGCAGGCGCTGTATTCCTCCCCCGCTGGGGTGCCTTTTCCAAATCCCCCTAGTGGAAACACTTACTTATCCCGTTTTTCGTCCAGTTTTTGGGCTGAACAGAACGAGCATAGTTACTGTTATTATTTATTGGATAGGCTTTGGGAAAATTCTGGCCTTTTACCCGGCGTATTAACCACTCAAACTGTTAACAGCGTCCCGTGGCCCGCTAGGGATATAAACGGCTCCTCATCAGGTAACGGTGTATATGTAGCGCTTGAGTTTCCTACTTCTACCAGCTCGGGGTTTTCGGTAGAGATTAATTATACCAATAGTGTTGGTATAAGCGGGCGTATCGCGCAAAACATTACCCGCCCCAGCAGTATAGCTGCGCTCAAATCGGTAATGCTTTTTGCTCTGGAGGCTGGGGATGTAGGTGTCCAGTCTGTACAAAGTGTATCTTTTGCTGCTGGGGGTTGGAGTGGTGGAACCGCTAATTTGTTTGCTTACAGGCCGATTATCATTACGAGTTCATTTAGCGGAAACACAGTGTTGTCTTCGGAAGAAGACATTTTTAATTTAGCTGCTCCTCGAATATTTGATGATAGTGTACTGATGTACTTAAAATACGTAATTACGTCAGCTAGTTTAAGCTATTACGATCAAATAAACTATCAGTTTACCCAAGGCTAGTCGTGGCTATTACTACATTGAGTCAGGCAGTAGACGGTATGTTGCCCCCCATAGAGGTGGTAAAACAGCCCCCTACTATTTCCACTCTTGACATGACTTGGAATACTAGCTGGTATAACACTGGCTATCCTACACCGGCTTCAACGTCGCTATCTGGCACCCTTGCTGGCACTGCACTTACTTCTGCTACAGGCCAAATGCCCTTTACCAACCCCGCAGCGGGCAATACATATTTAGCCGCTGTTCGCAGAACGTCTAATTCCCCCCCTACTTCTCTGGCCTCTCAAGGTAGTTTTTTTATAATTGACCGTTTATGGGAGAGTTCTGGTACCGCCGCAGTTTTAACCCCGCAGACAGTTAATAGCGTTACTTGGCCTACCCGTGACATAAACGGTTCCTCTTTAGGAGAGGGGGTATTTGTAGCTCTGGAGATTTATAATCCCAGTACCCTCGGCGGTACACTGCCTACTGCGTCCATCTCCTACACTAACAGCGCTGGTGTAAGTGGGCGAGCTGGTGTAATGATGGCGAATGATTTTGTTACGACCGTAAGGCATTTTGCTATTTATCCGTTTAGTTTAGATTCTGGAGACACGGGCGTTCAGTCTATTCAGACTTTGACTTACCTAACTGACGCAAACAGCCGCTTAAGGTTAATTGCGTTTAGGCCAATTTGTATTGTTCCTCCGTTTAATCAAAAAGGTGCGCGTACTGCTGGAGACATCATAACTCTCGCCGCCCCACGCCTTTTTGATAACTCAGTATTGCAAACTCTGTTTCTCTTCGCGGGTTATTCTTTTGGTTTTCAAGGCGGGGACTCCGGCGCTACAACGATTCAGTACACTCAGGGCTAAATCATGGAACTTAGCAAACAAGAGTTTATCGACCGCTTTACCCATGCGGAGTTTGTCGGGGTTCTGAACTCCGCCAAGACTAACGTAGACGTAGAGGCGTGGCTTTTCCGGTTTAATAACGTAACTGACAAGATCAACACACTTGATTCACGCACTCTCGCGGGGCTTGACCTACTTGTTACGGCTGGTGCTTTGACGCAAGCCCGTGCTGATGAGATCTCTGGGCGGGTGTGGGGCGCGTGGACGGTAGGGCAGAACGTGCGTGTTCTCGCTCCATTTGACGTAACTTACCCCGGCGAATACCCTATTCAGGAGTTTGATGTCGAGCACGGGACGATCCTCGTGTCTGGTACGTCGTTTGACCCGCAGTACGTGGAGGCTGTGTAAATGGCAATCACTAGTATGGATGGGGTAATCGCCGGTGGTAGGCCACCCATTTACTATAGATCTACAATTAGCGGGGGGCTTGGGGAGCCGCCGTGGTTTACCCCATTTTACTTAGCTAGCATTCCCGGTGCTGCTGCCGCCCCGACTTCGGGCATGTCTGGCACTGCGCTTACTTCTTACCCCGGACAGATTCCATTTACCAACCCTCCGGTGGGGCAGTCAACTTATCTTACCCGCTTTTCAGCTAACCCGCTAAGGAGCGGCGGCGGGGCTATGCTGGCGGATAGGCTCTGGCACAGCAGTGGGATTAACCTAAATACTCCGGCTGTACAGACCGTAAACTCCGTTGCTTTTCCGCCTCGAGATGTAAATCAATCTTCTGACGGAGAGGGCGTTTACATCGCAGTTGAGATTGCTACTACTCTTGGGTCAGGTAACGCAGTATTTGAACTGTCCTATACTAACAGCGCGGGCGTCGCGGGACGGCTTGGCTACACCATACCGGATAATATTGGATCGAGCCAACCAAGCGGCACTTTCTGTTGTTTTAGTTTGCAGAGCGGGGATTCCGGGGTTAGGTCTGTTCAGTCTATTCGTTTGACTGCTGGCGGGTATCTAGTTGGGACAATGGGTCTGGTAGCGTATAGGCCGATTTCTTTAATCACCTGTATACCAAACGCCCTTTCTTTGGGCGTAGATTGCCTGACCGGGGCCATGCCGGAGTTGTTTAATGACTCAGTGCCATTCCTTGTATTTAGACCGGACACCAATACAGCAACAGAATTTGAATCTTTGATTGTTTTTTCCCAAGGCTAATTATGGCTATCGCTAACGTAAACGGAGTAATTGCGGGGTGTCAGCCGGGCGTATTTTTTTATAAAAATTTGTTCGTTCCTGTTGTGAACAGGCCGTTTTCTTTATTTTATCAGTCAGGGATCCCCGGCCCCGCAGTTGCTCCAACCCCCGGTATTAGTGGAGCGGCACTGACTAGCTATCCGGGGCAACTACGTTTTGTAAACCCCGGTGCGGGAGAAACCACCTATTTGGCAAGGTTTAGCACCCTCGCTTATAGGGTAACAGGCACTGCTTTGCCTCCCGGCTCAGTAATGCTGGCAGATAGACTTTGGCATAACAGCGGCATTTCTATTACGTCTTCCGCCTCTCAAGCAGTAAATTCTGTCGCCTTCCCGCCTCGTGATGCTAACGGTACCACTAACGGGCTCGCCGTACTTTTGGGCCTAGAGATTAGCACCGCGACCTCTGGTGCAGTGACACCGACAATAACTGTCGAGTACACAAATGAAAACAACGTAGCCAGAACCATTGCCGGGGGCACTGCGGCTACTACGACACTTCCGACTGGCTCAACCACTGCTGGCACTTTTACTTATTTGAACCTGTACGGTTCTGATCGAGGCGTCAGGTCAATTCAAAATATTACGTTCACAACCCCCTATAGCAGCGGGGTCGCGCATCTGGTTGCCTACAGAAAGATTGCCTCTGTCTTGTTGGGTTACGCAGACGTACCAAACGACGTAAACCCTCTAACTGGAGGTATGCCGGTTATGTACGACAATACAGTGCCGTTTGTCGTTATGACGCCCACTCAGGATATTGACACTTATTGTCAAGGTATGATGACGGTTACGCAGGGGTAAGCATGGCTATTTCTACTTTGGATCAGGCAATTACGGGCCTTCTACCTACCTATTCTTTGTTTAGGAATATAGCTAATCGACAAAACAATGATACTCGAATTCTGTATTCTTTTTTTAGTCCTGGGGTTCAGCCCTCTGCGGCTTCTGGAAACGTACTTTTAAACTCTGACGCTGGGGCCATACCCTTTTCTAATCCGGTCTCTGGTAATACGTATCTCGCTGGGCTAAAAGTCAGCCCGATGAGTAACTTTACGCTTACGTCCAGAAAAATATTAATGGTAGACCGTTTGTGGCACGGACTTCTTTCAAGTACAACCTCCCTGCAAACGGTCAACAGCGTTACATTCCCGGCTAGAGATAATAACGGCTCAACTAATGGGGATGGAGTATATTTGGCTATTGAAATTGGTCCTACTGGAAACGATGGAGCACCAGATTGGGGTGTTACTGTAACTTATACAAATAGCGCAGGAGTTGCTGGTAGAACGGCGACAGTGTTGTCCCCTTATGTACAAGGTTTCTCACGAGAATATCGTTGGTTCCCCCTAAAACTTCAGAGCGGGGACGTTGGGGTTCGTTCTGTCCAAGATGCTACGTTTACTGCGGCAATCGGTGTAAACACTAACATCGTTGCCTATCGAGTGCTAACACAACTGTATTGTCAGACCACGGCGGACGGTACTGGTGTTGCTGACGTAGTAAGTTTGGGTATGCCAAGAGTTTATAACGGTAGCTACCTCATGTTTGTTTACGGAAACTACCTTAATAGCTCAATAGATATCGCCTCTAGTTTTGAAGTAACCTTGACGCAAGGCTAAAACATGCTTGGTTACGGCGCATTCCCTACTACATCCTCGTGGTGGTCCACAGGGACGCCGCTTTTACGCCCCGTTATCGCTTTTGGCGACTTAACCAACGTAGAAGGGGTCTCTCAGTCTGAGTGGTTTTTCGGCCCTGTTGTTTACGAGGACGCTGGTTTAGGCGCGTACCCACTAAGCTCTGCTTGGACTGGGGTAACTAGTGGGTATTTTGCGCGGCAGGTTCTTAACTTTTCTGACCTAGATGACGTAGAAGGTAGCACCCAGTCCCTTTGGTTTTTTGGGGAGTACGTCCCCGTCGCTCCGACTTTGGATCTGGAAGTTGGGTCTTACAGTATTACAGGGGAAGCCGCTGAGCTTGTCCGTACGGGGATTTTGCCGACGGATAACTACATCTCCGAGGCTACTAGTGGTGTATCGACTCTCTCCAACACCATGGAGAGCTTCTTTACCATGGCGGAAAACGCATCTGCTGCCGATACCATCACCAACGCCAAAGTAATAGATGTTGCTATGAGCGAGGGCGCTACGGCGGAAGATACTCCGGGCCGTACATGGAACCCAATCAACACCCCGCAAACGACAACGTGGACGCTCATTCAGACCCCTTGACGGGGGCTTGTAGGGACGGTACCTACCGTCTATACTTCGCTTAGCATCGTCTATCTGACGGACTAGTTATGGCAAAGACCCCCGCTTGGACTCGCAAGGAAGGCAAATCCGAAAAGGGTGGCCTTAACGCCAAGGGCCGTGCTTCTTACAACGCCGCCAACCCCGGCAAGCCGGGACTCAAAGCCCCTCAACCTGAGGGCGGCTCCCGCCGCGACTCTTTTTGCGCCCGGATGTCCGGTATGAAGAAGAAACTCACGAGCGCCAAGACAGCCAACGATCCCAACAGCCGGATCAATAAATCGCTTAGGGCATGGAACTGCTGAAATGGAACTCAGTATCTGGAACACCGTGTTGTCGGTGATTATTGGGCTGTTGTCTTGGGTTCTGAAGGAAAAGTCTACTGAGCTTAAGCGGGTTGAGATTCTGCTCAACAAGACCCGAGAAGAGATTGCTCGGGAATACGTTACCAAGGTAGAAGTCCATAACGACATCAATCGAGTGCTTGATAGGCTTGACAGGCTGGAAGCAAAGATTGATACCTTCATAAAAGGCGGTGCTCGTGCCTAGTACCAGTCAGCGGCAGCATAATCTGATGGCTATGGTCGCAAATGACCCGAAAGCCGCAAAAAAGACTGGCATTCCTCAGTCAGTTGGGGAAGAATTTGTAAAGGCGGATAAGGGCCGTAAGTTTGGTGGCCCGCGCCCAGATCTTCAACGTGTTAACAAGCCGAATACCCAGCATGGCAAATCGGCACTTTTCAGCAAGGGTGGCGAAATGAAAGAGTCCAAGGCAATGATGAAGAAAGAAGTTGGCTTCATGAAGGCAAAGGGTGCCCCGAAGTCAATGATTAAGCACGAGATGAAGGAAGCCGGTATGAAGAAGATGGCTTCTGGTGGTTTCGTCCGCGCAGCCGACGGTGTTGCTTCCAAGGGTAAAACCAAGGCCAAGCAGATCGCTATGAAAAAAGGCGGTAAGTGCTAACTATGGACAAGCCCAAGACTCCCCCGCCTCCCCAGCCTCCGCCCGACCCTAAAGCCGAGACTGCTGAAGAGCGCATGGTTCGTGAGGCTAAGCAGGACGCCGCTAACCAGAAAGGCTATGAGGCCGCTACCAAGCCAGACCGTTTGAAGAAAGCGTTTAAGGCGGGTGGTATGGTGGGCTCCGCTTCCAAGCGTGCTGACGGTTGCGCTCAGCGTGGCAAGACTAAAGGTCGGATGGTATAACCATGATGTCCTCACGTGGGATGGGGGCCATAAGCCCCTCCAAGATGCCCAAGGCAACTCGCAAATCAAGGCGAGACAATACTGATTTCGATCAGTATGCCGAGGGCGGCGAGGTTAAGTCCCGTGTGAATCAGGCTGGTAATTACACCAAGCCGGGTATGCGTAAGTCGCTGTTTGAGTCTATCAAGTCTCGCGCTACGCAGGGCACCGCCGCAGGGCAATGGTCAGCCCGTAAAGCGCAGTTGCTGGCAAAGCAGTACAAGGCTAAAGGCGGAGGCTATAAGTGAAAGCCCCCCAGCAGTCACTAAAAAACTGGACTGCTCAGAAATGGCGCACGAAGTCAGGCAAACCCTCAAGCGAGACTGGCGAGCGATACCTTCCCGTAAACGCGATCAAGTCCCTGTCCCCCGCCGAGTACGCTGCGACCACCCGCGCTAAACGCGCTGGCAAGGCCAAAGGCAAGCAGTTTGTATCTCAGCCTAAGACCATAGCCAAAAAGACTGCAAGGTTTAGATAATGTCTACGACAGGCACCTCGACGTTTAATCTGGACATCAACGATCTCATTGAAGAGGCGTTTGAGAGGTGCGGCCAAGAACTTCGCACGGGTTATGACTTCCGCACGGCTCGACGCAGCCTGAACCTTCTGACTATTGAGTGGGCAAATCGCGGTATCAACCTGTGGACGATTGAGCAAGGCCAGCTTCCGCTGTACCCCAACCAAGCAATCTACTCCTTGCCTGTGGACACCATTGATCTTCTGGATCACGTAGTCCGAACGGGAACTGGTACAAATCAGATCGACATCAGCATCAACAGGATCTCGGAGTCCACGTACTCTACGATCCCTAACAAGAACGCTACGGGTCGCCCGATTCAGGTGTGGATCAATCGTCAGTCTGGCGAGTCCAACACAACCACGGCTACGCTGACTTCTACGATTGGTTCTACCGATACTACGATTGCCGTTACCGGCGCTTCGTCTTTGCCGTCCGCAGGGTTTATCAAGCTGGACAACGAAACGATTGGGTACTCGGCCATCAGTGGCAATAACTTGCTCTACTGTGGTCGTGGACAGAACGGCACTACGGCGGCATCTCACACCGCTGGCGCTAGCGTTACACTTCAGAACTTGCCAAACATCAATATCTGGCCTGTGCCCAATCAAGGCGCAGTGGGTAACGCCTACTACACGCTCGTCTACTGGCGCATGCGCCGTATGCAGGACGCTGGTACGGGCACGAAGACTCAGGACATTCCGTTCAGGTTCATCGAATGCATGGTCGCTGGGCTTGCGTATAAGATGGCAATGAAACTGCCGAACATGGACCCCGGTCGCATGGCCGTGCTTAAAGCAGAGTATGACCAGCAGTGGCAACTCGCTTCCGATGAAGACCGGGATAAAGCGAGCCTTCGCTTCGTCCCACGCTCTATGTTCTATGCCTGATTATGGCCGGACCAAAGTTTGCCTCTGCCAAGAACTCGATTGCTGAGTGTGATCGGTGCGGGCAGCGCTATAAGCTAAAAGAACTTCGTAAGCTCGTAGTCAAGACGAAGCTAACCGACATCAAAGTTTGCCCCGAGTGCTGGGAGCCAGATCAGCCTCAATTGCAGTTGGGCATGTATCCAGTCTACGATCCCCAAGCTGTGCGCGACCCTCGTCCAGACACTAGTTATTATCAGTCTGGAATTAACGCAGAAGGCAGTCGTGTCTTTCAGTGGGGCTGGAATCCTGTAGGCGGGTCAAGGGCAAATGATGCTGGATTGACCCCGAATAACTTGGTACTCTCTGTGCAAGTAGGTACCGTTACCGTAGTGACTGCTTAGGAGCAATCATGGACTCTATGAAGAAGATCGCCAAGACTGAAGTCAAGGCTCACGAAAAACGCATGCATGCTAAAGGCATGAAAAAGGGCGGAGTTACGTCGCTCGACATGAAGAAGTATGGCCGCAACATGGCCCGTGTAATGAACCAGCGGAGCAAGTAATGGCTAAGTTCAGCATGAAGGTTAAGGGCAAAGAGATCGGCCCAGCTTACGTTTATGCGCCTCCGCATACGATGCAGGGCAGCGAGAATATTGACCTGAGCAACTCTGGCTACGGTAAAGGCAATCGTTACCGCGCTAACGATGTCAACATGAGTGTTGGTAATATCGCCCGTAATGACTATGCTGAGCCTAAGACTGCGGGTACCAAGACTCGTGGTAACGGTGCTGCGATCAAGGGCGTTACTGCTCGGGGACCGATGGCGTGAACTATAGCGAGTTGTCTGGGGCTATCCAGAGTTATACGGAAAACCAATTTCCAGATACTTATCTGGCGGATGGTTCGACGGTTTCGTCAGCCACCCAGATCGCTCGCTTTGTTCGACAAGCTGAGCAGCGGATTTACAACTCGGTTCAGTTCCCCTCCCTACGTAAAAACGTAACGGGGTATGTGGGTGTATCTAATAAGTACCTCGCTTGTCCAGACGACTTTCTGGCCGTGTACTCTCTCGCTGTTGTTGATAACGACGGTTCGTACGAGTACCTGCTTAACAAAGATGTTAATTACATCCGTCAGGCGTACCCCAGCCCTACTGATACTGGCAAGCCCAAGTATTACGCTTTATTCGGCCCGTACGTTCTGGACGAAGTTATTTCCCGCGAACTAGCGTTTATCTTCGGGCCAACTCCTAGCGGTGCATATCAACTGGAGTTGCACTACTACTATTACCCAGAGTCGATCACAACGGCTTCTTCTGGGCAGTCTTGGCTAGGCGACAATTTTGATTCTGTGCTTCTGTACGGCTCTCTTGTTGAGGCGTACACCTTTATGAAGGGCGAAGCCGATCTCGTCGCTCTATATGAGACGAAATACAAAGAAGCCCTTGCCCTTGCTAAACGTCTTGGGGATGGTATGGAGCGTCAGGATGCGTATCGTTCTGGACAATACCGCCAGCCGGTGACCTGATATGGCCCTTATTCAAACCGCTACCAACGCATTCAAGACAGGCTTGGCGACAGGCTCGTACAACTTTGCGTCTGATACGTTTAAAATCGCGTTGTATACGAGCGCTGCTAGTCTGGATGAGACCACAGCGGCGTACACTTCTGTAGGGGAAGTTGTTGCTGGTGGATATGTGGCAGGTGGAGAAGCGCTGACTGTATCTCTAGCGCCCACTGTGGGTACGTCTGGGAATATTGCGTACTTGTCGTTTAGCAACGCTTCTTGGACGGCGGCGATTACTGCTCGCGGCGCGTTGATTTACAAAGTAGCGGCGGGTAACCCCACTGTATGTGTGCTGGATTTTGGGGCGGACAAAACGTCTACTTCTACATTTCAGGTGCAGTTCCCCCCTGCGTCCAACACCAGCGCTATCATCCGAATTAGCTAAGAGGCCATAATGGGCGAGAAAACTAAATCAGTTGACTCTGTAAGCGCTAGCGTAACTAGCGTTCGTCGGCACGAAAACAATGCTTCTGCGGGGGGCGTATTCCACGTAAAGTGCCATAGCGCCGACGGAGTCCTTAAGTGGGAAGCCCAGTCTCATAACCTAGTGGTCGATCAAGGGCTACAGGATATGAACAACAAGTATTTTGGCGGCTCAGTCTATACAGCCTCTTTTTTCCTTGGGCTTATTGCTGGCCCCGGATCGGGTACCGCATATAGCGGCAGCGACACGATGACTACCCATCCGGGTTGGGTTGAGTTCACCGATTACACGGGTACGCGCAAGGCCATGGCTTTTGGCGCGGCGAACTTCGACAATCCGTCTGTCGTGCCTAACACCTCAGTTGCGTTTTCGATCACCGCTACGGGTATCGTGGCTGGAGCGTTTCTCTGCACTACTACTAGCGGCACGGGTGGCATTCTGTTTTCAGAAGCGGACTTTCAGTCTCCCGGAGATCGCTCTGTGCAGAGTGGCGATATTTTGAATGTGGCGTACACCTTCAGTCTGGCAGCGAGCTAATAGATGCCTACCGCATATACACCCCTTCTAGGGTTCGCGCTTCCCGTAACCGGAGAGTTGTCCGGTACATGGGGGGACACGATAAACAGCTACATTACGGAGTATATCGACGCCTCCGTAGCGGGATCGTTGACGCTTTCGACCGATGCCAGCGTAACTCTGTCTATTACTAACGGCAGCGCGTTAGGTAGCACTTCCGCACAGTATTCCACGCTGAATATGATTGGTGTGAGGACGGCGGTTCGGGTTGTTACCCTTCCGCTGTCTAGTCGTAGCTACATTGTTTTTAACAGCACTACAGGTGGGTATAACGTAACAGTAGGTGGCGTGACCGTATATAACGGGGAGCGCTGCACGATTGCGTACAACACTGCTACGGGTGCTTATGAGAAAGTAAACTCTGACAAGTACGGGACTACGCAAGTTCCGGGTACAAACGATACTTCGTTTGCAACTACAGGGTTTGTGCAGGCTGCGGTTACAGCGTTTTTGAATGCGGTGTACCCGGTTGGGTCTGTGTACACAAACGCAGTAAATGGCACCAATCCCGGAACGCTTCTAGGCTTTGGTACTTGGACAGCGTTTGGCGCTGGTCGCGTTGCCGTTGGTTTTGACGCCGGTAATGCGTTGTTTGATTCGCCTGAAGAAACGGGCGGTAGCTATGACGCCACGCTTGTAAGCCACACGCACACGGCAACATCTGGGAATCAAAGCGTAGACCATACGCATACGTTTAGCGGTACGACTGCTGCGGTTGGTGACCACCAGCACCCGGAAATTCACTACTCGACAAACGGATCTGGCGACGGACCCGGACCCGGCGCTAGTTGTTGCGGAGGCGCTCAAATTACCTCGGCACTAAGTACAGGTAGTGCAGGGGCGCACTCTCACTCTTTCTCTGGAACAACTTCGGGCATGAGCGTAAGCCATAATCACGCGATTACTGTAGATTCGGCGGGTTCGTCCGGTACCAACGCAAACGTGCAGCCTTATATCACCGTGTATATGTGGAAGCGAACAGCATGAGCTTGCCTAACTTAGACTCCGAAGAAGTGCGTAATCGGCCTGAGTTTAATACCGACGCCTTCCGAAACGAAGAATCTTCTGCTGAGATGCTAGCCCGTAGGCGGGCGCTATGTGACGCATGTGAGCACAAAACCAGCGTCGGACTGTGCGGTAAATGTTTTTGCATAATCGCGCTTAAGACTAAATGGGCGTCTCAGAGTTGCCCTATCCATAAGTGGTAAGACGCAATATGTGGGTGGTGTTTTGTTATGTTCCCCAAACTTACCCCCGTGGTGCAGTTCCTGACTGCCTCGTTTGCCCTATCCGTAGGCGGGTATAGCGCTGGGGATAAGTTTGGATGGTTTGACCGCAGCATTATTGAGTGGGCACCGGAGCACTTTAGTATCAAGGATGCCAAGATCGGTGAGCCTGTGCAGGTGACGGTAGCCCGGATCAAGAAGCGCGATGACTGTTCGGTTGAAGGCTTTATCCCGACGGTGCGTGATGGATACGGGGTGATTCACGAAGCCACTCCCAGCATGTCGAAGTTCACCGGCCCCGCTGGCCCTGAGATTGATACCTTCACGTACCTGCTGAAGATTTCGGACAAAGAGCCCGTAAATCCCGGAAAGGCCACCCTGCTGGCGACCATCAAATATAAGTGCCCAGAGGGTGAGCGGACAGTAACTTACCCCCGGCACAAGAACCTGACGTTCAATTTAAAAGGCTAAGCATGCTCCCAATCGTCGCCTCTATCGTCTCTGGCCTGATCTCCAACGGTCTGCCTAAGATTGCCGACGCCGTGCTGGAAAAGGGCGTTGATTACGTCGAGAAAAAACTCGGGGTAGAACTCAAGCCAGAAGAAGAAATGACCCCCGACCATGTTGCTTCCCTGCGCGAGCGGGCCATGGAGCATGCTGAGTTCATGGTAGAACAAGAAGTTAAGGACAAGGCCAACGCCCGAGACATGGCAAAACACGCCATGTCCTCCTCAGATTGGTTCGTAAGGCGGTTCACCTATTTCTTCATTACCGCATGGTCACTCTTTGCAATGGTGTACATTCCCTACATCACCTTCGGCCCCATCCCGGCTGAGAACGTGCGGTTTGCTGACACCATCCTCGGCTTCATGCTGGGCACTGTGATGGCTTCGATGTTCTCGTTCTTGCTGGGTTCCTCCTTTGGCTCCCGTGTCAAGGATGAGAAGAAATGATTGAGATTGCTCACCTCGTTGCCGTTGGCGTAAAACCTGAGACTGCTGCTACGTGGCTTCCTGCTGTGCAGGCTGCTTGTGAGCGGTTTGAGATCAACAACCCAAATCGGATTGCGGCATTTCTCGCGCAGTGCGGCCATGAGTCTGGCGGCTTTACTCGGCTCATCGAGAACCTGAACTACAGCGCCGAGGCGCTCATGCGGGTGTGGCCCAGTCGGTTCCCGACGATGGAAGTGGCTATGCGGTACCACCGTCAGCCTGAGAAGATCGCTAACAATGTGTATAGCAACCGGATGGGTAACGGCTCTGAGGCAAGTGGCGAAGGCTGGAAGTACCGGGGCCGGGGGCTGAAACAACTCACTGGTAAGTCAAACTACACAGCGTGTAGCAAGGGGTTGGGTAAAGATCTCGTTGCTGAACCTGACTTGCTGCTTACGCCTGAGTTTGCTGCGCTGTCTGCCGGGTGGTTCTGGAAGGCGAATAACTGCTCGCCTATGGCCGACGCACGGGAGTTTGAACTGTTGACCAAACGCATCAACGGTGGTCTCATTGGACTGGCCGACCGCAAGGCCCGATACGCTAAGGCGCTCGCTTGTTTCCCTGAGTAACTATGCCCCTCCAAAAGATCCTGTTTAAGCCCGGAGTCAACCGGGAAAATACTCGATATACCACTGAGGGTGGGTGGTATGAGGGCGACAAGATCCGCTTTAGGCAGGGCAACCCGGAGAGTATCGGTGGGTGGGTGCCGTTCTCGCTAAACACCTTTAAAGGTGTTTGCAGGTCGCTGTGGAATTGGATTACGTTGACCGGCCAGAACCTCATGGGGGTCGGCACTAATCTTAAGTTTTACATCGAGAGCGGGGGTGGGTTTAACGATATTACCCCCCTGCGTAAGACCACAAGCCCTATGAGCGCTAACCCTTTTGCGGGGGATGGTACTTCTATCGTAGTGGTTACCGATGCGGCTCACGGCTGCGCTACTGGTGATTTCGTTACGTTCAGTGGTGCTACTGGTACTTATGCCACAGAACTGACTGGGAACTTTCAGGTAACTGCGCTTACGATTAACACCTACTCTATTAATGTAGGCACTTCGATTGCAGCAGGTGCTTATGGCGGGGCTAGTGTTGTCGCTAAGTACGAAATAGGAGTTGGGCCTGAGGTAGCAGTACCGCTTACGGGTTGGGGCGCAGGCCCATGGGGTGCCGGTACATGGGGTGTGGGTACATCAAGTGCTTCGTTTACCGCTTCCAGAATTTGGAACCAACAGAATTATGGGCAAGATCTAATCTATGGCCCACGTAAAGGCGGTATCTATTACTGGGAAGCTAGTGACGGCTTAACCGCTCGTGGCGAACTGCTTAATACTTTAGGTGGTACGGTATCGTTCTCCGTTTCGTCCCCAACGATTATTACGACTAGCAAAGTTTTTAGCGAAGGTACTGCGGTTCAGTTTTCAGTATCCAGTGGCGGTACTTTACCTACAGGCATTTCCGCTAGCACAACTTACTATCTGTTCAATACAAACGGCGTCCTAGCAAACCTTCTGGATTCCGCAGGTAATTTAGTCAATGTGACTGGTGCAGGTAGCGGCACGTTCTCTGTATCGTTGTTGGTAGACGTTCCCACAGTAGCCAATCTGCTGTACGTATCTGATATCAGCCGGTTTGTGTTTGCTCTTGGGTGCAATGACTACGGAGACAACGACGTTGACCCAATGTTGATTCGTTGGTCGGATCAAGATAATCCGTATGTTTGGACTCCAGACGCCACCAATCAGGCGGGTAGCATTAGGCTTTCTCGGGGATCCTCTATCACTGCCGTAATTTATACTCGGCAGGAGATTCTTGTTTTTACCGACTCCAGTCTGTACTCCCTGCAATATCTCGGCCCGCCTGTAGTCTGGGGGGCGCAGTTGCTCGCAGACAATATTTCGATTGTTGGGTCTAACTCCCTTACCATTGCTTCGGGCATTGTGTACTGGATGGGGGTGGATAAGTTTTACGTATACGATGGTCGAGTGCAAACGCTTAACTGTGACTTGCGGCGGTTCGTCTTTAGCGACTACAACTTTGTTCAGCAGTTGCAGACATACGCTGGCACAAACGAAGGGTTCAATGAGGTTTGGTGGTTCTACCCAAGTGCAACGTCGGAGCAGATCACCAACTATGTAGTCTATAACTACATTGATCGCGGTTGGTATTACGGCACTATGTCTCGTAGTGCATGGATTGATTCCGGTCTCCGGCCTACCCCTATCGCTACCACGTTTGATTCCAGCACTAAGCTGGGCCGTTTGATCTCACATGAAAACGGCCTTAACGACAACACTGAAGGCGTAAACCTTCCGCTTAATGCCTACATCTCTTCTTCTGAGTTTGATATCGGTGACGGGCATAATTTCGGGTTTGTGTGGCGGGTTATTCCAGACTTGACGTTTGCAAATTCCACCAATACGCCGACTAATACCCCCGCACAGGTAACCATGACTCTGTACCCCTTGCAAAACTCCGGGTCAGGTATTGGGAAATCGGACACCGATACGGTACGGCTGGGTAGTGCGTACACACTCACCGATACGGAAAAATTTACCGGGCAGATATACACCCGAGTGCGCGGTCGGCAGATGATTTTCCGAATTGAATCGAATCAAGTAAACACCGCTTGGCAGTTGGGCGCACCCCGTATTGACATTCGTCCGGACGGGCGTAGATGAGTAACGCCCTTCAATTCCCAGCAGCCCCTAATCTACCTGTAGCACCCAATGATTGGGATGCTAGGTTTCAGAATCAGTTTGCCAACGCTCTGCGTCTGTATTTCAATCGGCTTAGTTCGGACTTACAGCAACTTAGTGGCTCACAAGGAGGGCAGCGACTCAGCTTCCCCTACGGATCTTTTTCCTCTTCCGCTACTCAGAATATTGCGGTAGTTACCAATGCTTATGTTGTACAGCTAGACACAACTGTTTTTGGTAACGGCGTATCTCTCGTTGATGGGTCTAAGATACGGGTTGATCGTGAAGGTATCTACAACCTTCAGTTCAGTATTCAGCTAAGCAGTGATGACAATCAACCTCAAGACTCAGACATCTGGCTTCGTCAAAACGGCACTGATGTTCCGGGGTCTAACAGCAGGTTTGGTTTGGTCGCGCACAAGAACCCCGGTAACCCGTCGCACTTGATTGCGGCTTTGAACGTTTTTGCGTCTATGAACGTAGGGGATTATCTCCAACTCGCTTGGTCTGCGACTAGCACGAACATTTCTATCGCTGACTATGCTGCGGGCACTGGGCCTACGCGCCCCGCTATCCCTTCGGTAATCACAACTCTTTCTTTTATTTCCGCACGTACGTAAACTTACGGCTTAAGTAAGTGAGGCAATTATGACCTTTGGCGTTGGTGAAAGTATGCTTCTTGGCGCTGCTCTAGGCGGCGTTTCTTCCGCAGCGCAAGGTGGTGACCCCCTTAAAGGCGCGTTGCTTGGTGGCATTACGGGCGGTGTGGGTAGTGGGATCTCTAGTGCTATACCAAGTCTTTTTGGGCCTGCTGCTAGTTCTATCCCCAGCGTAGGCGCTCCTGCGGCAGCAAACGCTGCTCAGTTTGCTACGCCTAGCCTGTTCGGCGCAGGGGCTACTCCGGGCATTTCTGGGCTGACTAGTGTTATGCCGGAGGCTATTAGCGGTGGGTTGAGTGCTGCTGCCCCCCCGTCTGTTACTGCTCTGGGTGCTCCCTCGGTCGCCTCGACTCCGCTTCCTATGGGCGGTGCGCTCGATGCAGTTAGGTCTATGGGGTTTAATCCAGCGCAGGGCGGTATTGGGGCTTTGCTGGATGGGGGGACTGACTTAGGACTACTTAATTCCGCTACGCCTGAGGCTCTTGCAGCGGAAGCCTCACAGGTACCCACGGTTTACAACCGAGTGGATCCACTGCCGGTGGACGCGATTGACGATTTTAGACTTGCTTCCTCAAACGCTGCCTCCCCGAGCACTGCTCAAGCGACTTCCCCGTCGCTTCTTTCTGACCCTAACGCCGCATCTAGGCTTTACGGGCAAACCGGCACCGGTATGTCTTCTTTTGGTCAGCCGACGGGTAAGCCCAGCTTCATGGATAGCCCGACCCAGTGGTGGAAGTCGCTTAGCCCCAAAGAGAAACTCCTCTACGGCGGCGCGGGTGGTCTTGGTCTGATGGCGCTTATGGG